ACTACCATCAGCATAGGCTCTAAGGTTCATTTCACCACATTCATCGCCATCAGTTGTTTCATTGACTTCCGCATAAATGTCTGCAAAAGTAATCTGTTCTTCTCCGCCGCCCGCAGTATTGTAAGAATTAAATTTGATATAACCAATATCATCTCCATGAGCAGTTGCACTCGTTCTATTCTTTCTAAGAATAAAAACAGGAGAAGCACTACTTGAGTCCACATAATTATCCAAAACTAAATTTGTAGAGCCACCATCGTTATACATATACACAGTTTGTGCGCTACCATCTATTCTCATCACTTCTTTTGATGCGCCCCCATCATTTGTTTTGAATTTTATGTCCTTATCTTGTACTACATTTTCAATAGTTACATCACCATTCAAAGCAGAAATAGTCATGGCTTGATTGTAGATTTTATCAGGGTCACTTCCACTAGTATATCCAATTTCCAATGAATTTTCACTCATACTTGTTGTAAGATATTGAACTGCAATTTTAGTATGCCCATCATCATCTGCATCATTTGGTTGTCTGAGAATTGCAATTGGTACATCATTGGGCTTGTCGGCCCCATAGTTGTTCATAAAGAGTGGAATTTTTCCTCCTGAGTAATTATTGTGTCCTGAATTTGAAGAACCGCGAATCTTAATAGCACCTGCATCTGCATCATAAACAATCATCAAGTAGACATACGTTCCACTTAATGGAGTCAAATCAGCATTTGTTCCACCGCCACCATCAGCATAACTTGTGTTAAGCGATGTAGCAGATAATGCCGATACTGCAACATATTTATTGTGAACAAACACTTTACCTGCGGCTACTGCAACTCTTGAAAAACCTCCCGAATTGTCTAATGTAATATCAAAATCTGTAAGAGAGCCTCTAATTGCAAAGCATCCTTTGGCATATTGTCCCATAGCGCGAAATAGTCCCGCGTGTGGAAAATCTAAATCATCCCTAATTGCACCTGTCAATGTCAATGAAGTGTCCATCTTGCTAATCTTATGCGGGTTTTCTGTTGCCATTATTCCACCTCTACTGTATATACGAATTCAATTTCATCTGATGCTGATAGTGAACTGACCCCATCAAAATTTACTCTGCCCAACATGATTGTTTCAACTGTTGCTTCTGTTCCATCCGTAGCCGAAGTTCCTGAAATCTGAACACCCTCAAGTCTCATTTCATCAAATTGGTCATCTTGTGGTAATTCGCCAAATATCCCAAACTCTCGTAAGGTCTGCCCCGTCACACTAGCACCTGACAAAGTTGCTTTAAAATCTATTGTAGCCTCATCTGAAGCCGTATTTTCAGTAACAATCATTGATGACAATAACGGTACATCAAGTGCGGTTGCCGATGGATTCGTTGAGCCACCACCAACACCAACATTGGCCTGTGTGTAAAATTCCTTCAAAAATAAGGCGACTTTCTTTTTTGCATCTTCTGTTATCATACTAAATCCTCATCTACAATTACTGTTGTTACTACTGAACCTAAACTCTCATTGAATCCTAATGGGTATGAAGCAGTGCCACTATCATCATCTGTGCCACCACTTGGCTCTATGTCAATTGGATAATTAAACCCTATTGTAAAGGGCGAACCTTGCTTGTGTGTTCTTCTACCAATCAACTTGACTGCCTTGATTTTCATGGAACTGAGGAAGCCCATTTCTTCCTTTGGAGCCTTAAATCTATCACCACGAAGAACCGAAGCAACTCGCTTATTGGCCATCAAAAGTTCAGCCAATCTATCACTCAAATTCTTATCATATTGTCCTAACTCAAGAACAACAACACCGAAAGCATCGTATTGCATTTCCAATACCATAAAATTCGTAGAGTATATTTCTTCATCAGGTAAATCTACAAGAACAATTTGTCCAGACTTTAGAAGTTCTATGCCTCTATTGATAGTCTTAATTGTAATTCTGTTATTTACCTTAGCATGAATCATCAAAAGTCTTTTGGCTTCTTTATCTACTTCAGATTGAGATGTCAAACTATCATCTATCTTTTCAAGAGTTTTCTTACCATCTCTTTGAATACTTCGTCTATCTCTTCGTGTAGCCTTATGTGATGAACCATATACAATAATTTCATTGTAGAAATCATACATTGATTGATTTTTCTTTAAATCTAAAATCTTTACATCATTTGATTTATTACTAATGACAATATCAGTAAATAATGCTCTATCATCACTTCTATCAAGAGATAATCCTGAAGGTCGAATATTCAAAGTTTTATCTTTTAATGATGCCAAATAAGTTACAGTGTTATACAAATCTGCACCTGTAACTTTAATTCCTGTAAAGTATGGGAAAGTAACACTTGAATCTGAGTAACTTAGAGAATTAGATTTCATTAAATCTTTAATGATGGTTTCTGCTTCAGGGGCAACTGTTACAGATGTACCAATACTAGCAGACTCAACATCATCTAAATTAACTTCATCATTGGTTGTAACTGTAAATATTTCACCTGCGGAGACAATTCCTGCCATTTTTTGCATTCCAAATGCACTATCTCCCATGTTTAAAGTGCAACTGTAAGTATCAACATCCGTAAATGTGAATGTTTTTCTTGTTTTAGTAATACCATCAGTTAGATACATATTGTAAGAAATTGGGTCTTCATTTGAACTTGAAGGAACAAATTTCTTTTCTGAGCCAACAACTGCTGAATGAGTTCTTGGGACAAGATGTAGACTGCCCGATTTAGGGTCCATATCAACAAATACATACATTGATTGAATACCTTCATTCATTCCATATTTTTCACTTTCATTGCTAACCTCTCCCGAAATAGTGAATTGCCCAATACTATCATACAACTCTCCTGAATTTCCTTGCTTTTTTGTATATCTAGAAGTCATCTTGTACATATCAATTGATGCCGGTGTATTTTCCCAAAAACAAGTTTCAGCAGGTTGCATCACTCTAAAAATAAGAGATTCACTTGATACATTCCAATTATCTACAATTAAATCGTGGTATTGAGTGCTTCCTGTTGTAACAACTTCATGTGCTGAAATGTAATGAATTGCTCTAGGATAAAGACCTTCAGGAGAAGCAGTTGATGCATCATCGACATCTGCGGCAGTGGAAATAGACCAAGTTCCTTCGTAATCAGCAGTCTCAGTCCAATTTCCGGTAGAAGTTCCATATTGGTAGCCATCACTTGATACAAGATAACAACCTGTCAAATTAGGACAATATCTTAACCAAAGATTTCCTTGAGTGGCATTGTTTGATACATCGAATCTTAATGTAGCCGTACCATTTCCTGAAGGTTTGTGTTCATGGTTATGGGCGGTAGTAACCCCTACACTACTATCATCTAAATGAAGTAATGGTTTGATAACAAAATTTGCACCATCTGCAAGAGGAGCAGAAGTAAACCCTGTTCTGTAATTTATCACATCTTCTTTTCTAAGGTTTCCATCTCTATTGGTTCCTGCAAATGGTAATTTAATAACTGAATTTGAATTTTTAAAGTTATTTTCAGTATTTACCATGAAAGTGCTTAGGCTATATGCTTGAGGTTTATGTTTTTCTAAAGTGTAAGATAATCCCAAATCTACGGCTGTTCCTTCAGAGAGCGTTTCGCGTTCATCTGAACCTGTAATTTCGTAATTGTTTAAGACAACTGCTTTCATTCCTTGATATACTCTAGAACCTAGATGGGCAATATGTGATATTGTTGGGAATGTATGACTGCTACTCTGTCTATAAAATACAGGGCGTTCAGTAAATGTCAAAGTTTGATTATTATTAGTGGCAGTTGTATCAAGAGTTACTCTAAATAGTGTAGCACTATCAATTTGAGAAACAAAAGAACCGGAGGCTATTCCTGTTCCACTAACGGCCATTCCCACGGCCAAATTATCTGTACTGTCTATTTGTACAATTTTTGGATTACTACCAAATGTAGTACCTGAACCCGCACTACTATTTGTATCACAAGTAGCATCTGTAAAACTTTGTGATAAATTTGCAATTGTTGGACTGCTAGTATAGCCTGTTCCTGAATTAGTCACAACTGCATCAATAATATTTCCACCAAAGTCTATCGGATGAGGTTTAATTGCATCAGGATGAGATACATATGTTCCTGATTGCCAATTGGAGGAAAAGTAAAAATGACCTAAATTATTTGCATCTGCACCAACCGCCCCTCCACACGCATTTGTGATTCTTACTCTATTTCTATCCAATGCCAACAAAAGGCCCTTTGTAGCAAAGGCTCCCTCAGTACCATCGAATTGATTAGCAGTAGAGAGGGCGTCAAAGAAATTTTCAGCAATGGTTTGGCCGGTATCAGATGCAGTCACAACAACTTCCACAAGTGTTCCAACTGAAGGGGCAGATGGAGCAGACCCTCCTCCTGTATTAAAATACACTTTGTAAGTATATTTTCTAGGATTTATTCCGGTATGTCTTGCTAAATCAATCTCAAAAATTTCTACATGGTTGTAAGTTCCACTCGAAGAACGAACATACGCACTATTAAAATTATCAAAGAACTCAAACTCAGTAGTTGCTTTGCTTAAAATATACTTTGCGGCAAAGTTACTACCACCACCACCTGATACAGAGAATTTACCATGATATGGGGGGTCATTATCCAATGTAGGTACAATCCCTTGTTGGATTCCATGACCTGTCGCTAATGAAATATTTGCAACGCCGCAATTTGCAGAATCGTCTAAATCAATATTAATTCCATTAAGAACGCGAGAACCTGTAATCCCTTTTTGTTCTTCTAAGGCATTAAAGAAAATATGAGTTCTTGACAAAATAGATTTATAGCCCAAATAAATTGCATCCCCCGTAGAAGTTTGAACACAATTAGGAGCAGTTAAGGTAATCGTATTTGCAGACGAATCCATTGATGCAATAATTCCTAAAAAGCCTCTTTGAGTATATAGTTCATCTCCAACCTTAAATTTACTTTCAGCGTTATTATCGACGGTTAAAACAGTCTGTGCGCCAATTGCGGCATCTTCTTCAACATCAATTGTACTATCATTATCTCTCTCTACTCCAAAGAAAGGAGGAAATTGAAAACCTGCACTACTCTTAGACAGCGGATTTACACCAAAATAAGAGTGTCCATTTAGTAATCCTAATAAATAAGCATACGCAGTTCCAATATTTTTCTTTGGGTACTCACCGTTAAAAACTACACCTTGTGTATTAATTAATTGATTATGTTCAAAATTTGTTTTTAAATTAGCAAGACTACTCATTAGCACAGGACTTTCTAGAGCAGGGTCAGATGGCGGATATTGCCCACTTTTTCCACTCTTTCCATATATACCCGCAGTATCGGCCCATGATACACTACCTGCACTTCGCATGATATACAAAATTCCATCTTGATTGTCATTTGCCGAACAGTATCTTTTGCCATTAACAAGATTTGCTTCATCTGCTAAAATCAAATAACTTCCATATTGTGTTCCATTACAAGTACCAATGTAAGAGCCATCTTGGGCATATACTCTATCACCATTATTAAAAATTAAATCTCCACTACTTCCACTTTTGAAATTAGAATTTGAACTCAAGTCTATTCGTTTAGACCCATCAGTGTGATATGAGGAAGTAGCCGTAACTGTTGGGTTATTTGAGGTATCAGAAAAGAATGCTGGCTTTTCTAATGTAAGGAATCTTCTTGGATAAAATGTATCAATACCTTTTGAGTAATCAATTGTTGTTTCAGTATCAATTGCGTTAAAATGCCAATCCATTGTTAATTCCTTTAGACGCATAATCCCGACTCTTTTCATTTGGTCAGGCGTAATGGATGCATTAGACATTGTAATTGTTTGGTAATCAGAATCAATTTCTTTTTCAGATAGAGCAGAACCCAAATAATTTGTATGCGAATTATCAACACTGCCCAAAGCAACAGATTCTTTTGCACTTGTATTTTTCAAAATTAGGTTATAATCTGTAAAGTCTCTTGTTGTAAATCCAATGTGATTCCATCTTGTCATGCTTTCAGGGTGTATATCTCCCGGCGCAAAAATAAACCAACGTAGCATATTCGGGTCAATAATTTCTAAATTATCTCTCATTTCAGAAATTGCATTATCCTTCCAACCATTAATGCTATTTGTTGCTGATGATGCATTTAGCACCCAAGGTCCTCCATCAGTAGCATCAAATTGTGCTAATTTACGATAACCGGGAGTTAAGGCATCAGGACTGTAAATTCGATAATCTTCAAAATTACTACCATGTGCAGGATAAATACCTCTTGATTGTGGCATTCCTTGATTGTAAAGAGTATCATGCCTGTTTATATTTGACAGACTGTGGCCGCCATTACCAAAAACTTCCCAATGGGATGAAAGTAAGTTATAGGAAGAGTTGATATTTGGAAAGAAAACTGAAGCATAAGCATTTACATTTGAACTATTTGATGGAGACACAATTTTTCCGTCAAGAAGTTTATGTTTTTTGTAGGTAAATGTTCCATATCCTCCTTTTTGTAAATCAATATACCTCATAGTGGGCCGATTATATGATTCAGTAATTCCGTAAGCAAAGGGATAAGAACCATTTGTAGCAGACTGAGCAACTGAGTATTGAATTGGTTTTGTTGCTGAGGATAAAGAAGAATTCATAGCATGAACATAACCACCTGTCCTAAGACCTTGGGTGTTCAAAAGATAAAGACCATGCGAAATATGACCCCCACTGTAAGGAACGTACAATTTGTCTCCATCTGAAAGTGCCGCAGGTAATGGTCTATCTAATAAAATTTCACCGTGATTAAAAGAACCATCAGAAAGAGTATATCCATTAGATGCACCCGCATCATTTTTCCATCTTGCTTTAATGATTCTACCTAAAACTTGTCCACTTGAATTGTAGATATAATGGCCAATTGAATCAAATTGTTCTGTCGCATCACCACTAGCGGAAGCACTAGAATAACCTACTCCAAATTTAAGAGGGTCTGTACCATCACAAACAATTACACCATGATAGCCGATAGCATAGTCATCATCAACAGTGGTCATTTCTTGAGTTAATTGTAATGCCCTACTATCAGCAGGGTTGAAATCTAATCGACCTAAAACTGCCGGACAAACAGGAGCCAATTCTACAATTGTATCTCCTTCTGAACGTGACAAATTGACAACTTCATAATTGCCTATACTATTTATTGTGTTAAAATTAGAATATGTTGGGCTTGCTCCACCATTTGTCAATTTAGCCATATATGGCTCAATTAAATCTGCGGCCTTTGCATTACTACTATTTTCTTCACTAGAACCGGAAGTAGCATCTGATTCAGTTTGATGAATATAATATCCTCTTGCATCTTTATTTGTAGAAGAAGAACTATCAATTAGTTTAGTAGAATCTGCTCCTGCTACTGTAATTTTTTTACCGGAATTAAACAATACTCCTTTATCCAAAGCACCTAATAAAGAAGTGGTTTTTGATGATAGTTTTGAATTTGTTCCCATTGCCTTAGAAAATAAATATGATTGATGTGTTGTATAATCAGTATATGATAAAGCAGGTGTACTATCACTTCCTCCAACCCTACTTAAAGAACCCTCTTCTAATGTAATTGTTGAAGTTCCTGTATTAATGTTTGATATTCTTCCAATTAAAAAATTTGAACCAGCAAAAAAACCAATTGAAGTCCCAAACAAATAATCCCCAACAGATACACTACTAGAAAGTGTACCTGTATAAACAATAGAAGTTTGTCCAATTTCAATTCTCGCATTTGCTGAAACGCCCGTACCTGCCGCTGACAACGAAATAGGAGAGGCGGTAGAATAAATCCAATCATCTGAAAATTTATGGTCTTTATTGATAACAGGTCCTAACAATTTACTAACATCACTTCTTCCACTAATGTAAAATTTATGTTGTCCTTCTTCAACATATTCTTCAATATTTTCAATTGAGCCTTTAAATATAACTTTATTGACAACATAAGAACCTTGAAAATAATCTAAAATGTTTGGGTAATCTAAAGATAACTTTTGATACATTTGAGAAGTTGGGTCTTGGTAATTTTCTAAAACGCCATCTTGAAAATTAATGAAAGAGTTATTCTTTTCACCAGCATTTACAAGTAAAGTAATTCCTGTGAAATTTCCACCGGATAATACAATTTCTAAACCATACACATCATTCGGTGCGCCAAAATCTAAGTTACCAACATCATATCCACCCTTGAGGAGTCCATCTTGAGTATCATTAAATACGGCTGTTATTGGAAAATCTACAATTAAAGTTTTTGTTGCCTTTGACCACGCTCTTCTAAATGCAGTTTGACTAGAAAATGCAACAGGGAGTGTAGAGGTAACTGTCCAAGTTGCGGCAGTTTTCAAACGATGTGCGGCAATTTGCCAATTTTGAGCAAGAGAGCCATTTGAGTGTGTATATACTGCACCTCTACCTCCCAATCTGTAATGATAATCACCAATCAAAATTTCTTCATAGGTAGAAGATGGGTCATCGAAAAGCAGAGTGTTCAAACTGTGGCCGGGTTCTAATCCACTAACAACAAAATTATTGGAACTATCAGTAGTCCAACTACCGGGTAATTCTCTATTTTTTGCAAATTCAATTCTACCCTCTGCAATTGTTTCCTTAACTCTATACTCATCAAATCTTCTAATCTTCTTACCCATAATTTTGTGTGGGTCTGAAATTCTTGCCTCTCCAAATGTCCCCGTCTTAGTAACAGAATCAAACACATTACTTTCTAAAACTCTAGGAATTACATTTGTTTTATCAGGAGATTTTGAATAATGGATGTACCGAGTTGGCCCATTAAAATCACCACTTTGCGCCTTTGTTAAATTTCCAGAACTTCTTTTGATATTCGGAAAACATTCATTCCAAGCCGTAAAATCATAATTAAATGCGGTAACTGAAGTGCTTCCGTATTTTTCATAACCTTGAGGCGTAGATGCCGCAGTTGGAGTATCTGCCGTTCTTAGATTATCAACCAAGGTTGATTTCATTTGATGTTGGCTATAATCAATTGCTCTTAGACCATATTGTTGTTCTGTAACAAAACAAGTACAATCGTGAACTTCTGCGGAAGATGTTTTCCTACTGTAAAACACCTTGTACTTTGTATCAAAATCTAACTGCCCATCTTCTTTTAATCTCTTTCTTACCATATCATATTTAGAATCATAGAAGTAAAAATTTGGTCTAGCACACACAGTATAAACATCATGCCTATCATCTGTACCATCTCCTTGTAATCCATAACCAACTGCTACAACATCTGTGACAGTTGTTTCAGGGCCTTGGTAGATTTGAAATTTAGTACCCTTTGGTATCTCTCCATTATATGCAGGTTGAAATGTAAAGGAATCACCTGCACTTTCTTCTGTATCTACGGATGTAATTTTAGCAACGTGGTGAACTTTGTAATCATCAGCAAATAAAATTACAAACATATCAAATGTATCTAAAAAATCAGAAGCAAGGGATTGGCCTTCATTTTCAGTATGTTGATAACATTGAATTCTGTGGCCTTGTGTCCTATCTAAATTTTCCAAATAGTCTGCGACTGTTGTAGTATTAGGGTATTTTCTATTCAAAAAATTCAATGAAGAATTTGAATAACTTACACCATTTGTTGCAGATTGAGCAGGAGTGGTATTTCCCCTTCTAACCTCGTAGCAAACAATTGAAGTTGCGGCAGATAATTCATTTTTAAATATAGGATTGACCGGCGTATCAAAATTAGCCTGTTGTTCAGCCTTAGCATTAGCCTCATTGTAAGTTGGCAAATTACCTGCTTTTAATGCAAATTGTGCCATTACTCATCAATCTCCTCAAACCGATAATAAAGAAGTGTATCTCTGTAATTTGGAGCCAATGTAAACAACGAATTAAATTCTGTTTTGTAATTATCAAGAAATGCAAATTCGTGGACCTGACCCATAAATTGCGTAGAAGTTCCTGTACTTGGGTCTTGTCCAATGTATGTATCTTCAGCCGCAATGTAGAATGGAAAACTACCACTCCCATAATCAGTATGAATTTTTGTAGCAACTACATCTCCATTCAAATAAATTGTCATTCTACCATTGGTAATATCCATTGCCCATGCAATATGAAATGAATTTAGTAAATATGTGGCTTCTCGTTTTGCATGAGTGTAAAGAGTTTCACTATCTAAATCAGTATTTACAACAGCATCTAAGGTCACAACTTTAGTCGCAGAATGCACTGATTCAACCTTTCCAATTGATGTAAAAACTTGGCCACTTAATGTGAATAATTCTTGCCCGACAAAGAAATGGTCATCAGCATGATTTGCACCATCATGTGTAAATGTCGCTTGTCCCGGTATATGACCACTTGAAGCAACATTAGCAGAAGCGGCTTCGTATTTCACTGTGCTATCTTCACCATGATAAACAGTAGAAGTAGCAGTCTCTCCAACGTGTCTTAATGATGATTTGATAACGGGATTGGTTGTGACCAA